CTCAAGGTCGTAGGCCATTTATTGATGCTCCCCATTTTGAACTTATGTAAGGCTTATGTACTACTTTGTCCTTATGGTGTATTTAGGTACAGCTAGAGAGTTAATATCAGAGGGCAAAATGGTGTTTAACAATATAGAGCATTGTAATTACTACGCTAGAGAGATAACCAGACGTTACAGCACTCACGGTATAGCCCCTGAAGACAGGGTTGTAGCGTACTGTTTACCTAAAGTGAAAGAAAAACAATGAGCATTGAATATAGGGGAGAGACATTTGCAGGTTATAACAAGCCGAAGCGTACCTCTAATCACCCGAAAAAAAGTCATGCCGTACTTGCAAAAGAAGGTACAACCATTAAGCTCATCAGGTTTGGTGAACAGGGAGCGAAGACAGCCGGGAAGCCAAAAAAAGGTGAAACCGACAAGATGAAGAAAAAACGTGCGTCCTTTAAAGCAAGACACGGTAAAAACATAAAAAAGGGAAAACTTAGCGCAGCATATTGGGCTAATAAAGTAAAATGGTAACAAGCTATAAAGGATAAATATCATGGCAACTACTACACTAACACAAGGTATTGAAGAATATCAAACCGACATTACATTTGGTAATGGAATTGACGTAACAGGAACAGGTACTTTTTCTGATTCTATTACAGGTACAGGAACTCTACACTCCTTTGGTACACGTAAAATCCAAACGTTTGTAGGAACTCTTGCAGGTACAGACACTGCTTCTGCTTATGCAGATGGAGACTGCTTAGTAGAACTAGGCACACTAGATACATCTACTCCATCAGGTATTGTAACCCCTACTAAGTTCTTTATTCATCGTGCATTAGTATTTATTACTACTGTCGCAGGACCAACACTTGTAGGTGGTCTAGCACTTAATCCTACATCAGGCATTGCTACTAATGCTGCTGTTGTATCTTCAGGCACAGAGATTGTAGGTGCAGGAGTTGCATCATTTAATCCACGTATTTCTGCTACTGACTCAGTAACTGAAGTTGATCTTGATTTGGATGCAGCAGGGTATCATATTTTTGATCCCCTAGTACAAGCACCTATTGCAAATACAAACTTGTATGTATTTTCTACTACCACTCTTAATGGTGATGCTTCTGCAGGTAGATTTACTGTTGAGTTAGAATACTCAGTACATTAATTTGCTACAATAAAAAAGGAGAGAGTTACTAATGTCAGGACCAACTAAGATATCTGTAACTCCTCCTTTAGGCAAACGTAACTATCGTAAAGAATACGATAACTACCACGCCTCACCAGAGCAAAAGAAAAAGAGAGCCTCACGCAACGCTGCACGTAAACGCAGTGCAGCAAAACCGGGGCAGGACGTTCATCACAAAAATGGCAATCCTTTAGATAACAGGAAGGGCAACTTAGCTGTTGTATCCCCTAGCTCTAATAGATCGTTTCCACGTGATCGTAACGCTAGGAAAACGTAACGGGAGTTAAAACACAATGGTTGACCAAGCCGCATTGGTAGGAGAACACTTAGGATGGGCTGTAGAAGACGCAGTTACTCTAGGTGATACTGCTACTACACACGTAGTTTGCACTAACGCTAAGATGGTGCTTATTGAGACAAGTCACGCTTTAGATATAGGTTTTTCTACAGCAGAAGCTGACATTACAGATAACGATATTATGTTACCTGCTGGTGTTCACAGTCTTGTTGTACCTAAAGCTATAGGTAACGCTACAATTTTAAACTATAGACGAGGTAGCAGTACAAGTACGCTAGTTCGTGTTGTATTGACATAAAGGGGATAACACAAGATGGCTAGTAAGTTAACACAGTGGATTAATGCCAGTTTAAAAAACAAAGGTATGACCGCTAAACAAGCACAAAAGAATGCTTATAAGTACAAGAGTATTGCTGCAGCTAAAAAGGCAGGGTCTTTGTACTACAAAGATAAGAACGGTAAGATAATGATTGCCGCTTATGCGGAGGACTTAAAAAACATTCCTAAAGTCAAACCTAAAGTCAAACCTAAAGCTGATCGTAAAGATGGCTTACTGAGTAAGAGTGGCAACCCTACACAAGGTCCGGGTAATCGCGGAATGCGTGAAAAAAAGATTACTACAACTACCCTCCCCAAAACTTCAACAGCTAAACCTAAACCTAGCGTAGAAGCCCTTGTTAAACCTTCTGCGCCTACACAGCCTAGTGGTGGTGGCAATGGTAAAGCTAAACCTACAACAAATTCAGCAAAGCTTGACGCTTGGAAAGCAGGAGATAAAAGTCTTAGTTCTAAAGAACAATTTCGTTTAGCTAAATGGGCTGAAAGAAACGACTTAAGTGTTCCTAGAGACTTAGCTAAAGACCGTGTTAGACTTAGCCTTAAGACCTCTAAAAACAAAGGTGGTCCTGTAACTAAGAAGCCTAAAGGTGCTTACGCTGCAGGTGGACTAAAAGCTACATCAGCTAATCAAGTAGGTCTAAAAAGGCTACCAAAAAGTGTCCGTAATAAAATGGGTTACATGAGTAAGGGTGGTATGACCACTAAGCGTAAGAGGTAAGAATTTATTGCATAACGGGATTGCACTCTTGTATGTAGTCCTTTAAGGCAAAGCATGGTATAACTGTCTGTGGTAATACATAGAGGAGATATACCATGTTTAAAAGACTTATTAAAGCACTACAAGAAAGTCAACAACGCAGAGTACAATACTGGCAGCTAAACAATATGTCAGATAAAGCTCTAAAAGATATTGGAGTCACACGTGGTGAAATCAAGCAGAAGTTCTACGGGAAAGGCCAAGTCTAAGGTCAATGCAGCGGGTAACTACACGCAACCGGGAAAGCGCAAACAAATTTTTAACAGGATAAAAGCTGGTGGTAAGGGTGGTGCGCCGGGGCAGTGGTCTGCACGTAAAGCACAAATGGTTGCTAAAGCTTATAAAGCTGCAGGTGGTGGGTATAAGTCTTAATGGCAAAACAAAAAGACCCAAAGCTAGGAACAGGTAAAAAACCTAAAGGGTCTGATCGTAGGCTATACACTGACGAGAATCCAAAAGATACTGTACCGATTAAGTTTGGTACAGTAAAAGAAGCAGAGGCTACAGTTAGAAGAGTAAGAAGATCAGGTAAATCTTTTGCAAGAAAAATACAAATCTTGACAGTTATGGAACAACGTGCTAAAGTTATGGGCAAGAAAGCAGTTGTTGCAGTTGCTAAAAGAGCAAAAGAAAGGTTAAGAAAAGAGAATGCCTCATCTTCAAAGTAGTATACCATATTTCAAAGCTTGGGTACGTAGAGAGTACACTAAGAATATGGAAGAGTATCATGGCGAGTTTTTACACTGTATGGTTATTGCAGTTACTACGATGCCAAACAGAACGTTAAGCTTTCAAGTTATCTTTACAGGTTGTGAATCTGACTTTGATGACTCACAAAATGTACACGGTGGTGCAATGTGGGCTAGGATGCCGCTTACAGCCCTTGTAGCGGATACTCCATTAGAGGAGTGGCCTAAAGAGTTACCGCCATATCTTGCACAGCCTTGGGATTGTATGTCTCACAATCATGCTGTTTATAAGTTAGAAAGGGCTACTCCTTCTCCTTGGATTGCAAAAGTTGATGGAGAGTTTTACCCTGCTAAGTATTACTTTACTGTAGACTATACAGACAGTGAGGTAGCTGATGACCCTGCCCAACATAAACAATCTCATGTATTAGAGTTGTTAGATGCAGGAGAATACACAGGTAACATTGTTGCGTTGCCTAATAATAGAGTGAGGGTAACTCACCCTGCTTGGTTTGAAACAGGAGAAGGTGCGCCTGACTTTAAACCTAATCAGAATGTGTTTCATTCTAAAGAGGATACGTCTTACGTTTGGGATACAGAAAGAGTTTTTAACAATCTTTATAAAGAGGACTAATACAATGGCGATGAAGAAAAAAGGTTATGCACGTGGTGCAATGATGAAGATGAAGAAAAAAGGTATGGCACGTGGTGGTGCTATGATGAAAAAGAAAGGCTACTCTAAGGGCGGTTCTGCAGGTATGACTTTAGCTAAAATTCGTGCAGCAGCTAAAGCAAAAGGTTACAAGTTGGTTAAAATGTCGTAATGGCCTTAGCAAAAAGTCAAAGAAGCCTTAAGTCTTGGACTAAACAAGGTTGGAGAACTAAAAGTGGTAAACCTTCTACTCAAGGTCCAAAAGCTACGGGAGAACGTTATCTCCCAGCTAAAGCTATTAAATCTATGGACCCTAAAGCTTACTCTGCGTCTTCAGCTAAAAAAAGATCGGATACGAAAAAAGGTAAGCAGTTTTCTAAACAACCTAAGAAAGCTGCTAAAGCTGCCAAGCCGTACAGGAGAGTAACATGAGTAGGGTACTAAACGAAAAGCAACAACTCTTTATGCAGGTCTTGTTTGACGAGGCGCAAGGTGATGTTGTACAAGCTAAGAAGCTTGCAGGGTACTCAGACGGGTACGCTACTAAGATTATTGTAGAGAGCTTAAAAGATGAAATATTTGAGGCTACAAAAACTTACATGGCGCGTCTTGGGCCTAAAGCTGCGGTTGCTTACGGTAGTGCTTTAGTTGACCCTACTCAGCTTGGCATTAAAGAAAAGATGGTTGCAGCAGGACAGATATTAGATCGTGCTGGTGTAGTTAAGACTGAGAAGGTTGCAGTAGAGGCTAGTGGTGGATTGTTTATTTTACCGCCCAAAGAAAGTAATGATGACTAAACACTTTGCATTTAATGACTTAGGTTATTGGATGCTACCTAAGCCTAAGAAACTACGACATTGGGAGAGAATACCAAGGCTAGTTAAGTTTGTACCTTTTGGTTACGAGATAGACCCAAACGATGAACGTTGGTTAAACCCTATTGAGAAAGAGTTAGAACTATTAGAGCTTGCAAAGAAGCACTTAAAGCAATATAGTTACAGAGAAGTTTCTGCTTGGCTCACTACACAGTCAGGCAAAAGCATATCTCATATGGGCTTAAAGAAGAGAGTAGACCTTGAGCGAAAACGTAAAACAACTGCTAGAATCAAACGCGAGCTTGCCAAAAGGCTCCAAGAAGCGATCACGCAGTACGAAACGCTTGAAAAAGAAAGGACAGGCTACCACACCTGCCCAGCCGAGTAAAAATGTTTCACGTGAAACAATTCCAGCTACAGTAATACCTGCGCCATTTGATATAGAGGAAGCACAAAACATTGTCTTTAAGCCTAATGCAGGGCCACAGACAGACTTTCTAGCTTCAGGTGAGCGTGAGGTGTTGTACGGGGGTGCAGCAGGTGGCGGTAAAAGCTACGCTACACTAGCTGACCCCTTACGCAACCTAAATCACCACGCTTTCAGTGGCTTGCTTGTACGTCACACTACAGAGGAACTGAGAGAGCTTATACAGAAAAGTCAAGAGTTGTACCCTAAAGCAATTCCCGGCATTAAATGGTCAGAACGCAAGTCTCAGTGGGTTACACCTAGAGGTGGTCGCATTTGGATGAGCTACCTAGATAAAGACCAAGACGTTATGCGCTACCAAGGACAGGCGTTTAACTACATAGCGTTTGATGAGTTAACTCAATGGGCTACGCCGTTTGCTTGGAATTATATGAGGTCACGTTTACGTAGTGCTTCACCGGAGTTAGGCTTGTATATGAGGGCTACAACAAATCCCGGTTCTGTTGGGCATCAATGGGTTAAGAAGATGTTTATTGACCCATCTAAGCCTAATAAGCCTTTTTGGGCTACAGATATTGAGACAGGAGACCGCTTAGAGTACCCTAGAGGTCACACTAAAGAAGGTCAACCTTTATTTAAACGTAGGTTTATACCTGCAAGTTTATTTGACAATCCGTATTTAGCTGACAGCGGCGATTATGAAACTATGTTGTTGTCTATGCCAGAGCATCAACGTAAGCAATTACTAGAAGGGAATTGGGATGTTAATGAGGGCGCAGCGTTCCCTGAGTTTAATAGAAAAGTTCACGTTGTTGACCCTTACGATATTCCTAATAGCTGGGCGAAGTTCAGAGCTTGCGATTATGGGTACGGCAGTTGGACAGGCGTTGTGTGGTTTGCCGTATCACCCTCTGAGCAGCTTGTAGTTTATAGGGAAATGTATGTCACCAAAGTTACTGCTACTGACTTAGCGGATTTGATATTAGAGGCAGAGGCAGACGATGGCACCATAAGATACGGCGTGTTGGACTCGTCCCTCTGGCATAAAAGGGGTGACACTGGCCCTAGTCTAGCAGAGCAAATGATTATGAAGGGCTGTCGCTGGAGACCTTCTGATCGTTCTAAAGGTTCTAGGGTGTCAGGCAAAAATGAGATACACCGCCGTTTGCAGGTAGATGAGTTTACTGAGGAACCCCAACTCGTATTCTTTTCTACCTGCACCAACTGCATAGCACAGATACCTAGTATACCTTTAGATAAACGTAACCCTGAAGACGTAGACACAAACGCAGAAGATCACTTGTACGATGCTCTTAGGTATGGTATCATGACAAGACCTAGAAGTTCCTTGTGGGATTTCAACCCTTCAACACAGAGAAGCGGTTTTCAAGCTGCTGATCCAGTATTCGGATATTAAATATGGACCCAGATGATTTCACAACAGACTTTGAAACTAACTTAGAGTCAGGCGAGTCCTCTCACATTGAGGACGTTACCTCTGAGAGTATGCATGATCCTAAGACGGGTCACATTATTAACTTGGTAATGGATCGTTACAAACGGGCAGAAGATGCACGTTATACAGACGAACGACGTTGGATGGATGCTTACCGTAATTATCGTGGCATGTACAACAATGAAGTACAATTTACTGAAACAGAAAAGTCTCGCGTATTTGTTAAGGTAACTAAGACTAAAACACTGGCAGCATACGGTCAGATTGTTGACGTACTATTTGGTAGCCATAAGTTTCCGTTAGCTATAGACCCTACTACGCTCCCAGAGGGTGTAGCTGAGTCTGTACACTTTGATGCTTCCCCTAAAGCAGAGCAAGGTATGGAAGAACTAAAAGAGGCATTTACCCCGCCTATGTTTAGCTCTGAAGAATCAAGATTACAACCCGGCGAAACTATAGAATCTTTAAAAGAACGTCTAGGTGGTATGGCTCAAAAATTAGAGCCTGTAGAAGATAAGTTGATTGAAGGACAAGGTACGCTACCTACAAGTATTACTTTTAATCCTGCACTTGTTGCAGCTAAGAAGATGCAAAAGAAAGTACATGATCAGCTAGAAGAGTCAGGTGCTAACAAGCAGCTACGTTTGGCTGCTTTTGAGACTTCTTTGTTTGGCACAGGCATTATGAAGGGTCCGTTTGCTGTAAATAAAGAGTATCCTAATTGGGAAGATGATGGAGAATATAAGCCTACAATTAAGACTGTACCATCTACTAGCCACGTTTCTATTTGGAACTTCTACCCTGATCCTGATGCCGCTAACATGGATGAAGCTGAGTATATTGTTGAGAGACACAAGATGTCACGCTCACAGGTTCGTGCATTAAAAGGTAGACCTTTTTTTCGTGATAACTCTATTGATAAAGCTCTTAGCATGGGTGAGTCCTATGAAAAGAAATGGTGGGAGCAAGCAATGGAGGATGACGCTCAAAGCGGTAAAGCAGAGCGTTATGAAGTACATGAGTTTTGGGGTTTCGTAGATAGAGAAGTCTTAGAAGAGTACGATGTAGATATCCCTAAAGATTTAAAAGATATAGAGCAAGTAAACGTAAACATTTGGGTATGTAACAACCAAGTCTTGCGTCTTGTTATGAACCCATTTAAACCTGCACTTATTCCTTACTACGCTGTACCTTATGAGCTTAACCCCTATAGCTTCTTTGGTGTAGGTATAGCTGAGAATATGGATGACACACAGACTCTTATGAATGGGTTTATGCGTATGGCTGTAGAT